CCAAAATCATGTCCACCTAATATGTGAACAATGTAATCATGAACAGTTCTAAACACTATATTATCAGCAACGCTGAAAACAGGATGTTGTGAATAATCAATGCTAATCTTAAGAATACCTGTATCTTGGAAAGATTTTTTCATTTCAGATTGTGTTTGATATTCTTGTCCTGGTTCAATATGGTCTATTTTAAAATTTCTTCCCAATATGTTAATACTACCAACTTTATCTTTGTGATTCGTTACGAAAACAACATTTACCTTAGATAATAATCTTTTGAATAAAGTATAATTAGATGCGTTTAATGCTTTCCAATGACCAACAGCACTTGCATCATAATCATTAGCCTCACTATAAGCTTTAGCAACCAATGCAGTATATTCATCCCAATTTTTAAGGACAAGCTTTTCACGTAATAATGATTCTCTTAATAATTTCTGTATATAAGCTTTCACATTAATAAATATCACTTAAAAACCAAAAAATAAGGGGCCAAAGCCCCTTATTTTATTTATAAAAGTCTCCCTTTACTGTTTTATAAGTAATTCTAGCTGCTTCAGCTTCACTACGTAATTTGATGTAAAGTTTACGTGCTGTTTGTATTTCGGCCTCTTTATGACTAACACTTACAGTTACCTTGTCTTGTGTTACATTCATCTTTTTTAACACATGGAATAAAAAGTTGATTGACTTAAGTGTTCCTTTGGCTTCATAAATCCAAAGACGTTTAGCAACTTTTTTTCTTCCACTACGAGTTAATTGAGATAAATCAATTACTATCTTGTGTAATTCACTACTTGGTACTTCGTTTCCATTTATTTTTAAAACGAAATTGTTAGTTTTTATTTTGTTTTCGATGCTAGTTAAAGCATTTAAGTAATTCGCTGTTATCCCTGTAACAGTTGAATCGATTGTTTTGTTTTTTGTTGTCATTTTGTTTTTTGTTAAAGTTTATTTTATTTTTTGAACATAGACACGATGTCTATGTTGATGTCTATGTTAATAAACTTTAAGTTGGGGCTCTGATAATCTATCTCATGATTTCTATTTTTAATTGTTTGTTATGTATGCGACTTTCGCATCTTGTAGCCCATGAAGGTATCGAACCTCCTACATTAAAATGATGTGTACCTACACCTTAACGCTTCTCCGTCCCTTATTTGTTGTCAGATACTGTTTGCATCTTCACTGATTCCAAATTGAGAATGAGCCATTTGCCATCTACGTGGGGGTCGAACCCACAACCCTCGGTTTTAGAGACCGATGCTCTGCCAGTTGAGCTAGTAGATGTTAGAGGTCGGGGCTGGATTCGAACCAACATACCAAGTCTTGCAGACCTGTACCTCCCATTTGGTTACCCGACCATTTCTTATGGATAAATTATAGCCATAAAATTATCATCAATTTCTAATTTACCCTTAAACTTTAAAGAGCCCTTGGTATGTACATTTTCTGGTGTTTCTTTGGTAGAGAAACCAATACCAGCATCAACATCAACGTGATTAACATAATGCGTTTCACCCTTTGCTTTTATAACCCACATTGGTATTGATGGGTCTTGTAAATGCATCTTGTTAAAGTGTAAAATAATTTCGGTTCTTTTGTCAATCTTAAGCATTGACAACCTCCTTTCCAAGTAATGGACATGAGCTTGTTAACCTTTTGGCTTCTTCACTTGCTTCAAAGGCTACGGCTGTAATTTGGTTATCTAAGTCTGGTTCACGGAACACAGTATACTTGATACCAGTGAGGATAGCCTTAGAGATTAATTTAATAAGCTCGGCTTCGTCAGCTACAGTTAAAAATGCTAAATAATTTGATTCTTTGTGCCAATTGTTTGCTTCAACAGGATGTTGAAAAATAAAATCAATGGCTGCATGTCCAGATTGGACTGCTTGGGTACGTAATTGTAAGTCTCGTCTTGTGACTACTCTTAATTTTTCTGTTGAACTAATCTACTTCATTTTCGGTGTTTTTATATTAATAAATATCTTATCTGAGTACAAAGGTACGAACTTTTTTTGAAAGTACCAAATTTATTTTCATTTTTTTGAGGTTTATCGGGATTCGAACCCGTATCTTCCGTTTTAGAGACAGACGACTTGCCCTTAGCCCATTAAACCATATTACAAAGGTAATACTTATTTTCCAAAAAAGCAAGTCTTTTTAACTATTCCTAGAAAACCCCTTTAGAGTCAACCAAAGGGGTTTTAATTATTTCTTTTCTACGTTAAGTTGTTGTAGAAGGTTAGCACCTAGAATCGCTTCAAGCATGCTATTACCGCTACCATTGGTTCCACCACTCATATATGTCGCTGGAAGTGTAATCTTAGCAAAAGCTTCAGCTACCCCAATCTTGGTCTTCATTTCGTATTCAGCTTTATCAACAGCACTTAATCCAGCAGCAGATAAACGTGAGTTTGCATATGCCGAAGCATCCGCATCTGTACGTGTCTTTTGTGCTTCAAGTAATGCAACTTGCGCTTGTAATGCAGCAACTTCTTTTTGTTGTTGTGCTTCTGTTACTAATTTAGCCTTGATAACTTCTTGAGTCCATTTAGCAGATATAGCATCAGCCTTACCCTTCTGTTCAGCTGTTAAAGCATCTTGTTCAGACTTTTTTGCATTAGCGATAGCTGTTTGAACTTGCATCGTTAATTTTTGTTGCTGTTTGATTTGTTCTTCAACTGACTTGTCATATTCAACACCGTTTATTGATAAGTTAGATAAACTTACAGCATAACGTTGAATTGGAGATTTTTCAACACGAGCAGAACCACCTTTAGGGTCTTTTTGAATTTCAACTACTGTTATTATTTTCTCAGTATTTGTAAACGCATCTATTGTTTTAACATCTTTTTGTGTTGTCTTGTAAACACCATGACTTGCTTGGTCTTCGATATAGTTTATAAGTTCATTACGTTTTTCAGCATATGATTCTTTAGAAGACATAAGTGGTCCACTCATAAATACAGCTTTTTGAATAACAGTTGTTACCAACTCATGTTCAATCGCTTCCTGTGAACCAAAGCTTGTATGCAATGCTATTATACTCTTGTTATCTAGGGGTAATTCCATCGAAACAGAACCAGATATATTAGCATGACCACCATCATTAAAGCGAATCTTGATTGATTGGTCTTCTTGTTTTCCTTGGTCATCCATTTTAGAGAACCAAATTTGTGTTCTACGTTTGTAATGGGTTGCTTTACCTAAATACTGTGAATAAGTTCCAGGTGTCGTATACACATCCAATTCACCACTAATAGGGTGTTGAATTACACATATTTCACCAGCTTCTACTTCTTCGAACATTTTACCAGAATAGCTAATTAAAACTATCAAGGCGATTACTGATAACGCTAATAGGGTTATCTTTCTAATTGAAAATTCTTTCATTTTGTTTGTTTTGTTATTTTAATTTTTCAGCTTCTTTTTTTAAATCTTCAGCTGATTTAAGATTTTCTTCAACCTTTTCTATTACAACTTCAGCCTTGGCCTTAGCTTCATTGACAACAACCTTGGTTGCTTCAATTTCATTCAACAGCGTTGATGGTTCTGTTGTTTTTGTTTCTACTTTTTTATTCGGTCTGAATAACCAAAATATTGTACCGTTAAATAATAACGGAATTACTAATTGAGTTAAAAATAATATTATCAGCACTGCTGGTAATAACTCTTGTACGATTTTCCACATGTTATTTGTTTTTGTTTTGCAATATTACGAAGTTATATTGAAGGAATCAAGTTTTTGGTGACAATTATTTTTCCAATTCTAGCAACCCTTGCTTTAAATTCTTCAAAAGTTCCATTGTTATCAACAAAAAAATCAGCACATGATTTATCAATATTAAAAGAATCTGGACTCTCTAATGGAAGACGTTCTGAAGCATCAACCCAAATGATAAGGTCAAATAAATCTTGATTTAAACATTCTTGGATTTCTTTTCGTTCTCTCATACCAACATAACAATCAGCAATCTTAAGAATTTCCTTAGCTAATCTAGCACCATCTTCTTTGTTATAATTCCAAATCATATCGTGCCATTCACCTCTGTGATTAACACGGTCTTCAAAACACTGTTCTGGTGTTGTATAACCATATTTACCTTTTAATTCATCATATATGAATATTTCAGCAGCTGCTTGTGATGATGATTTGAATTTGAATTCAAATTGTTCCTTTAATAATTCAGCAAATGTATCTTTCCCATGCCTCATGTGGCCTATAATCAAAAATTTATTTCTTTTTTCGTTATTCATAGTATTCCCATTTATATTTATTATGCGTTTTTCTATTTCCTTTACAACAAGAAATTATTTTACTATTTATTGAATTTGTATTTGTTGCTGCTTCATTTATTGAATCCCAAATTTTAATTGTTTTACCATCCAAACTTTTTTGAAGGACTTTCTTTCTGTTATCAGCTGGTTTTCCACGATGATAATTATTATCACTAATAAGTTTTTTACTTTCTTCACTATGACTTTTACCTAACCATAACATATGTCCTTTTTTAAAACTAGTCTGATTCCCAAAAGTACAACCATCACCACCATTTGTATAATTAATTAAATTAAAATCCCATGCTCTAATTTGACTAATCCAATATGTTTCCCAAAATATCCATTCATTTATTGGAACAACATCAATCACCTCAATTATTGGTTTTAGACCTTCACGTTTAAGTGATTCCACCCAATTCTTTTTATGTATTTGATGTTTCCTTGCTCTGTTTAAATGTGCCTTATATCTTTGTGATACATTATTTGCTTTCCCAACATATCTAATTTCATTAGTTCGTGGGTCTGTAAGTGTGTAAATATTTGTTGTTTCCATATCAATAAATATATGGAAATCTCTAAAAGTTACAAGCCCACGTCTAACATATCCAAATATTTAATTATGTTTTATAAATTTAGGTTTACCAGTCTTTTCTATCCATTCCAAATCAGCACCACAATCTGGGCATTTAAACGGTATATTATCATTTGATAATGTTTCCCCACCATTTAAAGTTTTTAATAAATTATTACTACCAGCTAATTTAGCTAATATTTTCATATACTCAAATGAAAAACCATTTCTAGCTTTTAATTCACCATCCTTATGATATTCCAACATAAAACCATGAGCTGAAACATTTGGTATAATTCTATAAGTTTCATTATTTTCAGTGTCATGAATTGTTGTTACATTTACTGAATCAGTATAAATATGGCACCATTTACTCGCATCTGGTAATTTATCTTTAATTTTTTCCATATGCAATATTACGAAGGTTTTTTGAAACTTGCAAGTACACAAATAAAAAAGCTCCTTTTGGAGCTTGATTATTAGGCTAATAGTTCTATCTTGCCTCGCATTATATCTTTTAATGATGCAGTTTTGTTAGTAATGTGGTCAATTACTATCGCATCTTTCACTCTGTAAGTTCGTCTCTTATCACTTCTAGCCCCAGCACCAATCTGGTCACGTCTTTCCTCTACTATTTCTTCATCATGACCTGTTCTGTAGAATGTATTAACTCTTTTAGTTAATTCTTTAAACGCATCAGCCTTGTTCTTATGTTGGTCACGCCCATCACACACCACTTTTATATCAGTTGCTATATGAGTCATTATAACACATGAGTCAGTTGTGTTTCGATGCTGTCCTCCTTTTCCCGAACCACGAGTTGTTTCCAAACGAATTTCATTAGGTTGTATTTCTACTTCCTTATAATCGTTTACTTCAATAATTGCTACTGTAATTGAACTTGTGTGAACCCTTCCTTTCCTTTCAGTTGGTGGGACACGTTGCCATCGGTGATTACCGACTTCGTTCTTGTAAATTTTCTTTACATTTTTTCCGCTTAGTCAGATACTGACAAAGCCTTGGCGTTCTTCGACTATTAGTCAGTCAAAGTTATTATTTTTCGCTGTCTTGATGTAAATGTTTTTCATTTCACCAACCAACAGCTTTGCATCAGTTCCACCTTCTGCATCACGGATTTCTAATTGAATCTTTTCCATTGGTTTTGTTTTTACTCTTTGTTATTTTAAATAAAAAATCCTCATTAAAAATGAGGATTAGTAATTTTGTGGGGAAGAGAGGTTTTGAAGCTCCATTTCTGGTCCACAGGTCCCAGTGCCTTCCATTAGACGACTTCCCCATTTGTTTTAGTAGCGGAAGCTGGATTCGAACCAGCGAGGCACTAAGGCGGTGGGTTATGAGCCCACTGAGATTCCTCTTCTCACATTCCGCAATATCTTCTGTTTAGTTACGTTGCTTTCGCAAGAGGCTTTACTAACCAGTGAGCCAAAGCTCAATCTTGTAGGGACGGTGGGCCTTGCACCCACATTACCAGCTCAATGCTGGTCTCTTATTTATTAGAGGACATCCCTGTCTCTTCGTGATGTATTTTCAAACGTTCTTCGTTGTTTTCAATCTTTTTAATCTGATTACAATTACAACAAAGTATCTGATATTCTTTACATCGCTTCTTAAGTCTTTTTAAAACATAAGAATAATATCCACCACCAATTTTTTCTCTTTCTTTAGTACCTCCACCATGTTTATGGTCTATACATAAAGCTCTTTCATCATCAAACCCACATTTTAAACATTTATTGCCTAAAATGTTGAGTATTTCTTTCCTTTGTCTTGAAACTCTTTTTTGTCGACTGATAGCATCAGTTCTCTTTTTTGTTTCAAGGTCTTTGTATGGCATTTGTAGCGGCTGTAGGAATCGAACCTACCATCTCTGGGTTATGAGCCCAGTGAGTTGCCATTTCTCCGAACCGCAATATTTTTTCAAATTAGTATGTTTTTCAATCGGTAACTCTCTTTCAAGAATCATCTATTTGGATACATTGCTGTAACTAATTTTTTCTAGTAGGGAAGAAGGGTGTTGCACCCCCATCTCCACTCCCAATGAGTGGTGAATTGACTTATTCGACTTCCCTATGTTGGCCAGAATCAACTTGTTTTTTTATCAAAAAATTTAGATGCTGAACTGATTCTTTTGCCAGTATTTTATCTCAAAATGGTTGTTTAACTTTTTTTAATTGGATTAGGAGCCAATGTCGTTTTTTGCTTTCGCATGTTAATCGGTTTTACACCTAGATGTAAAACATCAATCAACAAAGTTCCGACCAACTTTTTCCATAGAAGTTTTTGTTTGCAGAACCCACTTTTTTAGATAATGTCTTCAATAAAATAATGAACGTTGTGTTAATATATATGCAAAGGTACGATAAAAATCGTGTTCTGTCAAGAAAAAAGGCGTTTATTTTTTAAACAATGAATTAAGTATTTGGTAATCAGATAAATAATTATTTTTCTGGTTGACTGATTAATTCATTGACAATGATGAAGATATCCTGGTTTTTGTTTAGCATATGAACTACTTTCAGTACTTCATAATACTGTTCGTTGAAAAAAATGTATTCATCTTGTCTAGGTATTACTCTTAATTTAAGATTTCTTTTCATCGGTTCCCATTTACTATTGAGAATTGATACAGTATATTTTGATTGAAACATATTTAAAGATAATGAATATTTTCGATTTATCAAGTATTTATATTATAACGTTTAATTAATCTCTAACCAAAAATGAAAGCAGAAAACAAAAACTTCCGTGGATGTGGATGTGGAAAACCTAAAGGTACTACACCTCCAACTCCCCCAACACCACCAAGCAAATAAGTTTGGTTAAAATTAAAAAGGCCCTAGGGCCTTTTTTTATTGTTTGTCAGCTTCGGCTTCAGCCTCATTAGCCAATTTCTTATCGCCTTGTGTCATTATAACGTTACTAACACCTTTGGCAAGCCACATACCAACAATCATACAATGGTCTGTAGGTGTCATAGTTACTCTGTGATTATACATATATAAAAAACTAGCAATTAACATAGATAAGTCTATAGTATAGACCAAAAGTTTCTTTTGAGAGAAACGACTTTCTTTAGTAGTTAAAGTCAACACAATTTCCTTACAGAAAGTTCTTATATTTGACCAACCAAAAAACATTTTTTTCATAATTCTATTTATATATAAATATCCTAAAATTCGATAAGTTCAATAAAAATATCTTTAGGTGCTGTCTTATTTCCACCGAAATACGGCCATAAATGGTACCCAAAGAACTTTTTTAATGGTGCTGATTGAATAGCTTGCTTAATGTTATACTCTTCATCAATTACTGAGAAGAAAGCTTTACCGTTGTTTATCTTTATGATGAATTTATATTCTTTGTCTTTTTCAACAACACAAATTTCGTCTATTACACGCTGACTATTGATATATGAGTAAGCATAAATGTGAATTTTATCGTCTAATACATTCCAACCAAATCGATAAGAATTTTTGTGATGCATACCAATAGAAAAACCGAATAGTTTATTTACATCAAATCTATCTACTGTTGTATCTGTGTAAAGCGCATCAGTAAAAGTACAATAGTATGACATCCTATCACTGTTGTGAAAAGAACTAACCAATTTATGAATAAGTTGATTAGAATAATGATGGTCTTTTTTAATTTTAAAAATCATTTACCTACTAGTTCCATTCTTCATATCATCCCAGAATTGATAAAATCCTTTGTAGCCAACAACAAGAATTATTATTGATGGAAGGATAGACCATATAGCTGCACCAGTAACACAAAGACCAATGATGAAACCAATAGCAATTACTACCAATTGGATGTAAAAGTTTTGCCACATTAAAGCAAACCAATTTCTTAAAGTTTGATTTTCCTTCTTGGTAAAATCAATTTTTGTGATGTCAAGTCGTTTTAAAATATTCATAGTCGTTTTATTATAAATATCTATGACTTTTGGAATGTATATGACTTATAACCAATATTTGTTTAATGCGTTCTCAGCTATTAACTTACAAAATTCAATCATTTGTTTATGTGTCATATTATTTTTAGCTAAGTTAGCTGCGGTACTAATAAATTGGATATTACCCTTTATATAACCGAATTTAGAGTCTATACGGTCAAGTGATGCCATATGAATAAAACTTTCATTTTTAATCCTTATCGGATGAACTAATTTAACACCAGTATAAGGACAAATACCACTTTGTTTGGTCCATTGTTCTAATAAATCGTCAAGTGTTATATCAATTTCTTGATTACGATACTTAGCTCGTCTTAGATGTTCACGTAATCCAGTATATTTATCAGCTTTGGTAGTACCTTTTAAATAATCAACATTACCACTATGTAATTGTTTGTGGTTCACAATACTTGAGCATGATTGTGAACAATAGTTATCAGCACCACGTTTTTTAGTTCGTCTTACTTCACTACCATCCTTCATAAATAATTTATTACATTTAGGATTACCACAAACAACTTCTATTTGTGGTCTTTGATACTTTTTAATTTCTGTTTCCATACATATAAATATGTTCGTTCCACAGAAAATTACGCTCTCCACGTAATGTACTTAAAATGAAAATGCCTAACATAAGCGACTATGTTAGGCATGTAGTACTGTGGTCCTTGGTGAGGCAGTAGCGTGAAGTGCATTCATTGTTAATCTCTTAGTCATCATTTCTGATGTGCAACCACCACTACGTGCAAGTGGATTAACTCGGTGATTTGGAGCATAGGGGAGTCGAACCCCTGTGTTGAATATTCTTCAAAGATACGCTACATGTTTAGTTAATTAGATTTAGTTGGTAATTAACGACCTCTACACACCTTTTTACCGAGCAGTTTGTCAGCTCCGATGGGCTACCATCATCCAGTGGTTACCACTATAAGGTGAATTATCACCATCTGCTGTAATTTAGGCTACTGCTACCTCTCCAGCAAAGTTGCATGCAACTTCGTTAAGGATGTTTTCTGATACGAATAAATCGTTGTCAATTGTTTTTTAATAGACTTTTTAAAGTGCTTCCAATCTAGCACTACATGCTTACCAATTACGACTATACTCAGTCAATACCTTGGATGCCCCATAATTTAAAAGAACGTTGTGGATTTATAAATATGTGGTCCTCTTTAAAAAGACCACATAATCATAAATTATTTTTTCAATATTTCGATTTCTTTACCGATTCTTGTTTTATCAGCTTCAGTTAGTTTAACCTTAGCTGTTGATTTCTTAGCAGTCTTAACTCCGCTAGTTAATTGAGTTTCCAATCTGGAAAGTGCTCTTGCTCGTCTATCTTGTTTTTGGCTCATAGTCTTAATTTATACAAAGGTACGACATTTTTATTCAAAATGCAAGTCTTTTCGTAAATATTATTTAATATTATCTAAACGGTTTATAACATTGTTAGAATACCACTTTCTTTCAAAATCATCTGGGTCAGTTAAATACTTATTAAGCATATCAATAAGTTTCTCGGTTGACTCTACAGCAACGCTCTGACAACCAACTTTAACCATATACCCAGAACTAAGTGGGTTTATACTAATACCTCTAAGCTCAGAATTACTTGGAATACCTACATCTACTGCTGCTCTTAATCCATTATATTCTCTTGCTGGCATTTTTTCATCACTAGTATAATCTCCATCTTCAGAAATATCCATCGATTCTTGTGTTATTACATTACCAACTAATCTTTCTGATTGTGGATTTTCTGTGTCATTTATTTTTGATTCTTCTGTGTTCATTTATTTTAATTTGAACTTCTTGTTATTTTTTACTCTTAACACTTTTGTTGATAATAACACTATCAATAATTCCATAACTAACAGCTTCATCAGCAGTTAACCATAAATCACGACTAGCATCTTCCAACACTTGTTTAGGGTCTTTATCGGTATATTGTCCTAATAAACCAAATAAAATTTTGTTATATTTTTTAGCTTCAGCAATTGATATTTCAATATCTTGAATATTACCTTGAGCACCAGATGATACTTGATGTAACATAACTTTGCTAAATCTTAAACTGTGACGTTTACCTTTGGTACCAGCACCTAATAAAATACTACCCATGCTTGCTGCCATACCTGTATTGATGGTTACTATATCAGATGATACATAATCCATAACATCAACGATACTTAAACCAGACTTAACACTCCCACCAGGTGAATCCACATGCAATGTAATATCTTTCTTCTCTAAGTTATCCAAGAACATAAGTTGTGCTTGCACTACTGTACTCATTCTATCATTGACTGGACCAGCCAACCAAATGATTCTATCCATCATAAGTCTAGAGAAGATATCCATTTGCGTTACACGCATTTCTCTTTCTTCTAGGATATATGGTGTTAATGATGATTGTACTTGGATTGAACCACCATACAATTTTTCTTGCAGTTGTTCCCATTGGTAAAAATCAATTGGTGAAATACCCATATGCTTGATAGCATAGTCTTTAAATTCGTTTCCTATGTTCATATTAATCAGTACTTAATGTTACAAATATTGGCGTGTTTTCTCCTAGATAACCGCCAATAACGTTATATTCAAACCACTCAACAGCCATTTCATATTTTTTATCTTCAATGGTCATATCGTTAGCAATATCATCTTCATCCAATTCAACATCAGAGAAAGTATTTTTTAATGCTTCAATGGCTTTATTTCTATCGTAGCAAACAACTGTTGGCATACCACATCTATCAGCAACTCCTATGATTGCTGAATCTATGTCTGCATAAAACACACCTTCTTCACCAACCAATTCTTCTACCTCTTCTCTACTCATTACTTAGCGAATTTTTTTGCTTTATCAGCCTTGGCTTTTTCTACTTGAGCTTTTCTTTGGTCTTCAGCTTCTTTCTCTTTATCCTTAAGAGATTTGATTGATTCTCTAAGCGTATTCCAAGTTTCAAATGTGTGTTTTCTAATGATACCACTGAATGTAACAACATCTGGTTTTGTAAGTGTAATTGTATCAGATTCAGTATCAAAATGAATACAAGCGATTGATTCTTCAACAACAATAAGACGTTGTTCTGGTGTTAATCCTTCAAGAAGTTTTTCATTGATGAAGATGTTGATATCATCTTGCGTTTTAAATTTTTCAGTTTCAGAACACTTAGCTACCTTGAAAATATCTTTCGCTTTGTTGTTAACTAAAATTGTTATATTCATGTACTGACTTAAGCTTGCCGCATCGATTGCACGATTGTACATTTCTTGTGTGTCTTCAAATGGTTGTTCGTATTTTGCCATGTGTTTGTTTTAATAGTTCTCGTTATTTTTACAAAGATACTATTAAAACTTAATGGATGCAAGTTTTACTCAAACTTTTTATATCAAATCTTTAAGTTTGGTAAGCATCTCCCTTGCCGATTCACTAATCTGTTTTGGAATGCTGATTGCTAGTGTGATAACTATATCACCTCTGGTTTCTTTATTAAATGCTTTTAATCCTTTACCTTGAACTTTTAAATTAACACCTACGTCACTATGTTCTGGTATACTAACACGTATCTTACTACCTTCTATTGTATCAACTTCAATCTTATCACCAAGAACCAATTGAGAATAGGTTAATTTAAGTGTCATTTTTAAATCTGAACCGTTTCTAACATATACCTTATGTGGTAATTCCATTACACTTATATGTAAATCACCATTTATACCACCCTTAACTGAATGTCCTTTTCCTGGCATTATGAATGTCATTCCTTCTTGTACGCCAGATGGTACATTTATCTCAACAGTTTCTTCTACGCTCTTAAGACCAGAACTCTTACATGTATTACAAGGTATTTTGTACTTCAATCCAATACCATCACAAGATTGACAACGTATTCCTTGTGGGAAATCACCGATTGGAGTTCTAATAAGGCGCATAAGTACACCACTACCACCACAAATATCACAATTTTGACTATCTGTACCACCATGACCACTACAATCAACACAACCAACATCACGTTTATACTTGTAAGTCTTTTTAATACCAGAATAAATCTCTTCCAGTGTTAATTTTATTGTTAATACCATGTTTTCACCAGTCCTAACAGGTGGTGTATATCTAAAACCGTAATCACTTGGTTGATTACCTTGTCTGACATGACCAAATTGGTCGTAGTGGGCTTTCTTTTGTGGATTAGAAAGATATTCATATGCTTCAGAGACCTCTTTAAAACGCTCCTCAGCCTCTTTATTATCTGGATTCTTATCTGGATGGAATTCTTTGGCCAGCTTTCTATGGGCCTTCTTAATTTCATCAGAAGAAGCACCTTTAGACACACCTAACACCTCATAATAATCCCTTTTACTCATAGCAAGTATTTATATTTATACAAAGGTACGTATTTTTAATTAAATAAGCAAATTTTTATGGTATATAGGGTAATACTAACTAGTAACGGAAAATACAAGAAAACACTACATAAGTGT